TTGCTCATCGGTCAGGCCGTCAGTCGCGATACCAGCCTTTGCAAGAGCATTAAGAATCATTTTCTTCATTAACTCTACTCCTTTTGTATGATTAACTTTCGGTTGGTATTCAACCTTCTCGTCTACCCGAATAGGTATACCAGATATATTAACATCAGCGTCTTTAATAGTGAAAGGTACAGAAAAAAAACCCTGTGGTGTTTCAAATATTGCGCGCATTGATGAGATAAAAACGTCAACTATATAAATCCACTCACCTGCAACAATATTTTTTATAACTCTGTTTAACTGATTTTCTATCATTCTGAATGACGGGCCATCAGCGATTTCTTCAACATTTATTTCTGATTCTTCTATAATAATTTGCTCAACTTCTATTTTGTCACCTTCTGCATTTACCGCCATGCCTACACCCTGTTCAGGGGTGGCTGCTCCGATAGAATCAAGCAAAATAGCATCATGATCAAAAACCATTTCTTTAGCTGCTAATGAATATTTTTGGCCCAAACTGTTTGTTTTTGGCTCATCAAGTTCATCGACAAGCAAAAACACTCCGACTGATGTATGAACAGCTCTTGGCTTTTCGTTATTCTCAAGTTCATCTATTCTATCAAGAAGCCTTTTTCCTTTATCGGTTTTAAGCGCTTCCTGTACATTTATATGTTTTTCTATGTGGACCCTGCCATTTTCTCTTGTAACATTGACATTAAAAGCGCCTACATGGAAATTATGAATTGCATCTGGATCGCTGGCTGAAATAAATTCGCCTGAAGAGTTTGTTGGATGTTCTATGGGGGCAAGTGTCCGCTCTAAGGATGAAAAACTCTTTTCTATTTCATTACTTGAATAGAAAATGTCATTCATTACTATGTCGTCTGGCAGAGTGTGCGAAGAGACTATGATATGTTCAACACCATTAATCTGCTTCCTTGTCACATTACTTTTATTTACTAATGAAACACATTGAACCATCTTTTTAAACATATTGACACCTTTTGAAACTTAATTTATCATATATAGCATATTTATCAACAATAATCTTACTTTTCGATAACATTACCTTTTTTATCTACCAAAACGGTCCTTGTTGTACATTTGCAATTTATTCTATTTGATCCACTATTCCACCAAGCCAACTGCTGTTCGACTGTATATACTTTGAAATGTCTTGCAGCGTGTGCCGGTCTTGTTCTTTTAGGTATCAGGGCCGATATATGCCTGACCGCTGCCCTCAGTCCGCTAATCTCACCTGCTGTTTTCGTTGCTCTTAATTTAGCATCGTTATAAGCTTTATTTATTTCCGTTTCTGCAATTCTTTTTGCATTTGATTTTGAAACATTAAATCTATCTGCAATATCTTTTGCTATTTGTGTCGGGGTTAACCCGGCTTGCATACCACTATTTATGCTTTGTATAACCTGACCAGATGTCTTTGAACTTAGGTTTTTGATAACCTGGAAGCTTTCAACATAAACGTTTTGTAATGATTGAAGATATTGATTAGATGATAATATTAATTCCGGGCTTATTCTTTGTGGAGTTATACCACCGGTTACGGTTAAACCTAAAGATATGGCCATGTTTATTAGTTGGTTAAACTGTGTTAGTTCTTCAAGTGTTCCCTGTCTATGGGGTTGCTCTACCTCTGGTTTATACCACCAATTTATCGGAACATTCTCTCCCTGGGTTTCAAGAAGCCAAAGGTCTAATATTTTTCTTATTTCAGCGTTAAAGGCTTCGGTTTGTTCTGCTGTTAAATCGTAATTATAAACAGCCTGAACTTCATTGTTAACTATTTTTGTTACTTGCGTTCTTGTTTTCGGTATCTTCCGGAATAAAGCAAGAACATCTCTCATTGATTTACTTAATCGAGTGTTAAGCTTTCTTGTAGTTCTTTGCCTATTATCTCTTTGACCTGTTGGGTCTGCATCTGTTTTCTTTGCCATTATTCGTCCAGATCTTCTTCAATATCTTCATCCCCAGGCTCAATATCTTCAATCTCTTCGAACCCGGCTGTTTCTCTTATTTCTTCACTCTTAAAAGCAACCTCTTGACCGCTCTTAAATAGCTTATCGTTTATCGTTGCCATCTGGTCAGCGTTTTCAAGCTGTTCTTTTTTAGAAAGAGCCAATAAATCTTCCCACACAAGCTCGTATAGTGCTGAAGGTAAAATACCATGTTTAATACACCAGTCTATCATTGCCTTTGTGGATTCAGTTCCAAAGATATCACGTCTTGAATTGATAGAAGATAGAAATGATCTTGAATCTTCGGATGATGCTAATCGTCCTGTTTGCTGCCCGATTATTATTGTTGCAGGAATTTTAGAACTTGCGGCAACATCATAGAGAGAATTAAAAAAAAAGTCTTTGGGATTTATTAAGTTAGACTCAAGCGCTTTTGCTTCAAGACCAGGTGTCCAAATTGATCTTCGGTGCCTGTTCCTGCTAAACTCATCATAGTTTTCATTGAATTGCGACAATAATTCTTTGTTTCCAGCCGCACTCGCTGCATCTTTCAACTCAAATACTATATTCTGCGCTGAATTTTTATAAAACCCCTCACCACCACCACCCAATATTTTCCTTAAATCCATCAGAGAGTTGTATGGAGCTTCAAGGGAAGATGTCCCATAAATACCGCCATTGTCTGCATCTTCTGAAACAATTACTATTCTATCCGGATGTATTTTAAATGTATTTGAGTTTGCACTATTTCGGCTCCCGGTTCCTGACTCATTATATTCGTACATTTTAGGGAGGTTATAATTATCTTCCTTGGGGTCTGAGTGTGTCTCAATAACTTTAAGTTGACCCTCATACAACGGCATTATTTGCATAATAGAACCAACACCATTAAGTTTAGAATCAATAGGCTGTTCAGGGGACTTATTGTCTCTAACACGCATAAACATACCGGCATACGTGCCAACTCTTTGACGTTTATCAATGGCATGCATTCTGCTCCACAAAGAAATCTGCTCAACTAATAAACCAAACTCTTTAATAAACTGATCATTTTCTGACTCGACAACAGGGGGTCGCATCCATGTAACATCAGGGGGATATTCAATAACTGTTTTAGCAATACCAAAACGTCGATACATATTCCAGAAATTAGAAAAAGTAAGGGATTCAGGATATCCAAAATCTAAGAATATATTATGTAATGTATCAGCAAAATCATAACCACCTCCAACAGCCTGAGATAAACGTGATCTTAAATCATTGATTGAGTTAAGGATCAGCTTGGCTTCATCTGGTCCGATATCTTTATTGACAATTGGCGCTTCGGTTTCTGTTTTGGCTTTCTTTTTGAATGGATTATACATATTTTACCTATTGATTCACTGATAATTTTAATAATAAATTCATGACATCAACTTCTTTTGGCGCGTAAGCCATTATAAAAGCGTCTGCATCATTTGGCGAAACAATGTCTCTTTTTGCTAAATCTTTCTTGCTTTCAACCTGAACTCTACCATCTTTTGCGAAATCTCTCCTTGGTATTGATAACTCCATGATCAAGTTTGACATACCTGGCATGTCTGAACTAATACTTATTAAATCGTCTGTTTCAAACTTTTCACCATTAACAACTGCATTGTATGTATTTCTGAATCTATCTGCGGTTAACCACCATGATTGGGCTTTTAAATTACTAAAAAAGTCTTTGTTTTTAACTTTCTCTAATCCTGTATCTAAATAGTCTCCTTCGGGGTTGATTACCTTTGCACCAGCGACAAACTTACTATAATTAACTGATTCTTTTATGCCTTCATTTTCATTAGATAAATTTAATTCTTTGAACTTACTTCCAGCTGTCGCACCTATACCAATTGAATCATATGAAATATTGGCCCCAAGGTCAATTGCTTTTCTATATACCCGGGTACAACTTTTTAATAATTCGTCCTCTTTAGCTTTCCAATGCTCTCCCCATAATGCAACAATACCATGCCTATAAATCTGTGAACATAAGTCTTTCCCACTATCAGCAATATCAAAACCTATCCTTTTTTCACCAAGTGTCTCTATGTCAAGTTTAATATGGGCATCAATCGCAGCCATAATCCAAGATCTTTTTATTACCGCTTCATCGTCGTTAGATTTTGGAATACCTAAATATACATGTTCGTATTCTTCCCTATCTAACTTTTTTAATCGCTCAATCTTTCGGAGCATTGTTTTAGATAAAAAAGGGTTTTTATCATAGTTAATATGACGAACAATAATACCATTTTCAGGATCATGTTGGAACTTTTCTGCAAAATCAGTTTCTAACCTGGGGTTGTACAACAACCAGCACTCAGCGCCTTCTTTTCTTAAAGTTGGCTCAATGATAGACCATTGTTCTGATGTGAGCCCTTCCCCCTCTTCAATCCAACATATGTCGGCGCCCTCAAAGCCTTTTATCTCTGCTATGTTTCGATGTATGCCGTAAAAATGAAACTCTGATCCGGTTACCCTATGACGAATAACAGTTTTTTGTATCTCAAATTCAGAATCTAACCCAAATCGTTCTATCTGTATTTTAAGAACCGCATAAACTGATTCACTTATTCTATTCTGGAATTGCCTTACACAAAGAAATTTTGCTTTATACTTACTGGCAAGGAATATTGCAAACCCTGCTGTGTCCCAGGTTTTAGAAGATGCTCTACCACCTTTTAAAACTTTTAAATCTGACTTAGTTCGCCAGAAGCTTTTTAATGCCGGGTTAAGAGTCGGTTTTAGTGTCATAGAAATCATTGAAGTTTTTGGGGACTATTGCGATATCTCCTGATAATTCTTTTTTGTCTGCCAACCCTAAATCACGCGCAATAATATTTGCATTAAGCATGTCAGCCGCAGCTCCTGCGAACTTTTGATCATAAATAATTTGCTCTGCTTCACATATGACACCAAGTAAATCATTGTCTTTTCTGTAGGTTCTCCATGTTTCAAGAGATATTTTTAAATAAAAACAAAGACCGGTTAATGTCATGGCTCTCATTTTTGGAACTTCCGTGAGAGTTGCTTCTCCTTGAAATTTAATAGACTCAGAAGACATCAAAGGGTTATCATCGCACCACTCGAAATAATTAACGCACTCTGACCACAATACCGCCGGGTCAGAGAATATTTTACTTATCCCATGTTTTGTTCTATTCATCCAAAATTTATTACCCTTTGGTGCTGCCATGCCTATTTCCCTT